ACGAACTTAAAAAAGAGTATGGCATTATTATAATGGCAGAACATCCTGTTGTTGTAGACGATAGTCCTAATCCAAAGCATCCAGTAGCACAGCCTGAAATTCCTGACATGCGTATATGGGCAGGCATTATTGAAGTTGCAGATCATTTCTTAGGGTGTGATAGTTTAGGACAGCATATTGTAAAAGCACTTGGTGGCACAGCAACTATTGTAACAGGAAGCACATATCCTATTAATATTTCTTATCCAGATGATGATAAATTTGATATTATCGACGTAGGCGAAGGTAAGCGTGTGTATGCTCCTATTAGACTTACAATGGAAGAAGAACAAGATAGATTAAATGACGAAGTAATGGAACTTAGCAAAGAGCAGATTGATACAATTTGCGCAAGTGTACGCAAGCATCTTGGTCCTACAAATAAACCACAACCTTTAAAAGCAACAAGTAAGCCTAAACTTGTTCCAGGTAACACTACTATTAAACGTTTCGGAGAAAAATAATATGGCGCAGTGGATTGCAGCAATAACACGTGGACACAATGGAGGTGTCTGTTTGCTCAAGGACGGCGAAATAGTATTTGCTATCGAAGAAGAAAGACTGTCAAGACAAAAGTATGATGGCGGCCCTTTTGCTTCTATGGTAAAAATACTTGAATATACTGATAAACTTGATTACTTGGTAATTGCACATACACAACCTTTAGCAGAAACTGCTGCAAGGGTTGATTTTACAGGTGATGATGTTTATACAGGACTAGCACGTAAGCTAGGACTTATTGATCAACAATCTCATATTGACATTTACAAACATCCTCAGGTTGTTGATCTTTCGCATATGCATCATAAGTTACATGCTGCTTGTGCATTTTATCGAAGTGGATTTGAATCTGCAACAGCAGTTATTGTTGACGGTGCTGGTACATTTATTCCGCTAAGTTTAGAAGAAGGCGAAAACCATATGGTGTTTGAGCTGGAAACTATTTTTGATTGCAAGTATCCTTTTGATATTACAACTGTATACAAGCATTTAGGTGGTAATGGTCCTTATAGAAGTGCTTGGGTACCTCGTATGAATAGTGAAAAGTACGACGAGTCTGGCACACATGAATGCATTATAAGTGACGGTGCAGGTATTACAAAAGTATACGAAGCAGTAACAAATTACTGCGGATTCCAAGCTATTGAAGCAGGCAAGACTATGGGTTTATTCCCATATGGTAAACCTAACGATTCTATCCCGCCTTTGTTTACAGACGGCGACGGAGGAGAATGGACTTGTGCAAATAGACACGTAACAATTCCAACTTATCCTAACAGTTCAAGGATCAACGAAGGTAGATACAAGTTTTTGCGTACACCAGAAAACTTTGACTTTGAAAAAGACGATTTAACTGTATTAGAAAATCGCAGAGATTTAGCATACGCTGTACAAACACAAACACAACAGCAAGTGCTTGATCTTATACTTGATGCAGTAGAACGTACAGGTAATAAGAACGTTGTATTATCAGGCGGTTATGGACTTAACTGTGTAGCAAACTATTGGTATCTTACTGAATTAAACAAACACGATATTAAACTATATGCTGAACCTATCAGTAGTGATGCAGGTACTGCAATTGGTGCAGCATACTTTGCATATCATCAACTTACAAATAGTCAAGAAGTAATGCCATACGGTGAAAGTCTTTACTTAGGTCCTAAGTATGATTATTCCAAGCAAGACATTGAAGCAACAGCAGAAAAATACAATGCAACACTTGTAGAAGCTACAGATAAAGAAGTAGTAGATATAATGTGTGACAAAAACATTGTTGCTATGTTCCAAGGACGTTCTGAATCAGGACCACGTGCGCTAGGAAACAGAAGCCTTATGTTTGACCCTACATTTAGGGATGGGAAGGACTGGGTAAACCGTATCAAACGCCGTGAATATTTCCGTCCATTTGCTGGTACAATACTTGCTGAACACGTACATGAATGGTTTGACTTACGCGGTATGGACGAAACACCGCATATGATGTATGCTGTTAACTGTCAAGAAGGTGTCGAAGAAAAGATTCCGAGCATTATCCATGTAGACGGAACTTGCCGCATACAAACAGTTACAGAAAGTCAAAATCCATTATACTATAAGTACATTAAAGAGTACTATGATAAAACAGGCGTGCCGATTATATTCAATACAAGTTTTAACTTAGGTGGTGAACCGTTAGTAGAAACACTTGACGATGCGTTTAGAACACTTGCAAATAGTGAAATTGAATACTTGTACATTGCAGAACACGGCCTGTTAGCAAAGGTTGAAAATGCTGATTAACGGAAAAGAAGAAAAAGATTTATCAAACTATGATCTAGCACAAGATCAAATGATTGTAATTGACGACATGTTCCCGCAATATGTTATTGACCATGTCCACAAAACTGTGTTTAATGGTTATAACTGGACATACGGTCATACCAGTAACTATCATGAAGATCCTTTGTATGATGTAGGCGCAGATCCAGATTGGCCTGAAGTTCCTGCATTTAAACAACAGATATATCCTCCACACAGTAATAATGCACACGATAGTTGCTGGAATATGATATATGATGCTGTTACTAGCCTTATACCTTTTGATTTAGATATAGGTGAGATACTTGTTAACGGTCAACAGTTTATACATAACACTATTGAACACACAGACTGTCAGTGTGACAATGGATTAAGTTGGATTTATTATGTAAACAGAGAGTGGAAAGAAGAATGGGGCGGAGAAACCATTATAAAACTAGACGGCGAATGGAAGAAAGTTTATCCTAAGCCAGGACGCATTTTCTTGTTCAAAGGTAATATTCCACATCATGGATTACCGCCTAACGAAAAATACAAAGGACTCCGTGCAACACTAGTTTACAAAACTATGCGCAGTGTTCCTTTGCCAGCAAGGAGATTTGGTTGAAACATAATCTATTCCATGTCCCTTTCTTTATTGATCAAGTTGACTTAGAGCGTATTGACATAGGCGAAGCCCCTTACGAAAAGATTTGGCTCAGTGAAACTAACAGCACATTAGGACAACAGCACGAAATACCTGAAAGCACATACGAATACCTGATAGAAGTATTTGGACGCAACTTAGGCCCAGACCTAATAGGTCAAAATCCTAGATTTGGTGAAATATGGCGCAACAAATATGAAAAGGATGACTGGCAAGACATACACATACATCCGCGTAGTAGTTTGAGTTTTGTAATCTATGAGTCAGTTGAAACTGGAAAAACTGTTTTTATGAGTCCTTTATTTAAAGATGTACAAAATCAGTTTGGTAGTAGTGTTCCAGAATTTCCTTTAGATTTTCGACCAGAATGTAAGCAAGGAGATATAGTTATCTTTCCTAGTTTTATAGAACACTTTGTAATGCCAGGAAACACAGGCACTACTATAAGTGGTAACATTTATATGGATTTTATGTAATGAAGAAAACATCAGTGGTTGTAGACAATTTTTTACCTATGCCTGATCTTGTTAGAGAACAAGCAATCCAGTTAGATTATCCTACCACAGGAGAATTTCCTGGCATGCGTAGTCTTGCTTGCGATGATGAATATCAAATGTTTATCCATCATAGATTCCAAGAAATACTGAATGTAAGTATTACTGAATTTGTTATGGATAGTTTTTGCTTCCAGTTGTGCTACGAAGGTGCCGAAACTTGGATACACAAAGACGGGTGTGACTGGGCAGGTGTTTTATATTTGAATCCAGATGCTCCTACAGAATCAGGAACAGGATTATATTTAGAAAAAGATGGAGAATATGATCTTGTAAATGTTATTGGAAATGTTTACAACAGACTTATACTGTATGACGGTAATATGGATCATGCAAGCCTGCTCGCAGGATTTGGCGATTCGCCTGAAACAGGCAGACTAACTCAAGTATTTTTCTTTAATGCTGAACAGAATGGATGGGTGTAATGCACGTAAAGTTTTGGGAAACACACTTTTATACAGATGTCCTTACTGAAGCAGATGATATTTTAAAAGAATGGGATCCGTATATCGAAGATGAATCTTATATTTCAGATAGTCTGTGGACTATGGCCAATACAAAAAGTAGTATAAGAAATGAAAACAATGATAAACTACCTTGGAAAATATGGTTTGATGCTGTACAGCCACATGTAAACAAATACCTAGAAGGGCTTGATCCGCAAGTTCCATATAGTGTATTCTGTGACGAGATGTGGTTTAACAAATATAAAAAAGGTGATTACCAGGAACCCCATGATCATGCTTTTCCAGGACGCAGTCTAAGTGCAGTTTATGTGTTAGATTTCCCATATCAAGAAGAAGACGTGGGAGGGCAGTTGGTACTAGAATGTCCTAATTTTCAAACAATACGTAGTAGTGGTATGGATAGGATTTTTAATGCCTATAACTATCAACATATAACACCTCCACTACAAAAAGGCACACTTGTATTGTTTCCTAGTTGGGTATCGCATTATGTATTACCTAATAAAACAGACAGCAGACGTGCAACTATTGCCGCAAACTTTGTTATAAGACCCGCAGATGCAAATGAATGATACACTTTACATTGCAAATAATCAATGGATAGTAGAAACACATGTTCCTATGTGGCAAGATTACGAACATTTATTTGACAGCGATCATCCTAATCTTGTAGAACCTGGTAAAAGTACAACTGTTAACGGTTATCAAATACCGCATACCTTAGAAGAAACTAAAGGCGTTGCTGACTTTATTATTGATAAAACTAACACAATACTAGCAGAAGGTGATGTATCGTGTACGATACACGATCACATACAAACTTGGAGCATACGTTATTTTCCAGGCGGGTGGAAAGGTATGCATAATCATACAAAAGGTCGTACAGGTTGTACAGCAGTGCTATACTTTGACGATATTGAAGACCAGCCTAACGACGAAGGTGCTTTCTATGCAGTGTTACAAGATGAAAAAGGCGAAACACATGTAAATTGGTGGCAACCTAAAAAAGGATTGTTGTTAATTATGGATGCACGTATTTGGCATGGAGCATATCCTACCATCGATGAGCGTAGAGTAATGGTTTTTGATTTTGAGGCGACATATGGGTAGAACGCTTTTTGTAGGATGTAGTCATACTATGGGCTACAGAGAAGATGCACCGCCTAACGAACCTAATGTTTGGCGTGATAATAATTATGCAGAAATTTATGCAAAACTATGTAATAAGCCAGTAGTTATTATGGCAAGTGCAGGAGCAGGAAATAGAGCATTTCCTAGATTTTTAGCACACGCATTTAAAACATACAATGACATTGACGAAGTTTTTATACAAAGCACATACTGGGGTAGATTTCCTATTGCAATTAATCCTGATCTAGATGCAAAGAAAATATTTCCGTTAGACTTTTTTATAGACAAAAACTTTAGTACAGATAAAATAGATAGATATAGTATTGCACTATCACCTGATAACAAATATTTAGAAACATACTTAAAGCCAAACGTAAGCGACTACGATCATTTTCCTTACATACGTGACACACAAGTATGGAAGACAGAACCTGATATTAGAAGATCATCTCACATGTACATACAAATGTGGCATAACAATAATACTCATTTAGAACAAGAGGATTATTTTACATACATGTCTATGTGTGATAATTTATGTGCAAAAAATAACGCAAGTATGTATATTTGGAATATAAATGATAGATGCTATATACCAAAAGAGACTAAAGATTATTATACAAAATTAGATGCAAAAATTGCACCTATAGATGCCGAAAATTATCTTAAAAAATATATAAAAATTGATACAGTTGACGGCGAACACTATTCAACAAATGTACACACTGCTATTGCAGAAAGATATATACCATATGTAAAGGAGCAAGCATGGTAGAAGTAGAAGAATTTACAGGTATTGAAGAATATCCAAATGCATTTGACAAGGAATTTTGCGAAGAAGTGATTAGACACTTTGAAACATTAGACGATAACCGTGTTATTAATGCAAACAGACAAGGGCATGGTTTTGTAACCGATGATAGAATTGTGTTTGACTGGGCACATACACAGGGTGTTTATCATTATGATTTTGCTTTATGTGATTATTTTTACGAAAGATTAAAAGAAGTTTACACACAAGAATACATGCAAAAGTATAGCATCCTACAGCATAGTAAACAACACAGTGCAAAAGGTATGAATGTACAGCGTACAAGCCCGCATCAAGGTTATCATGCTTGGCATGCTGAAGCAGCTTGTAAAAGTAGTTCATGTCGTGTAGTTAACTATATGGTGTATTTGAATGATGTTGAAGAAGGCGGCGAAACAGAATTCTTGTATCAAGGTAAGCGTATTGCTCCGGAACAAGGAAAACTAGTAATTTTTCCTACAGCGTTTACACACCCGCATAGAGGCAACCCTATTTACAAAGGACTAAAGTACATCATCACAGGATGGTACACATATGACGAGTAAAGTCTTTATAGGACTAGATAGAGACGGTGTTATCAACACTGATCTTGGAGATTACTGCACACATCCAAGAGATTTTAAACCTATACCAGGTAGCTTAGAGTCTATTGCCAATCTAAGACACAAAGGTTATGGTATTGTAATTATTACAAATCAAGGTGGTATATCCAAAGGACGTATGTCACATGACGATGTAGAAAGTGTACATATGCATATGCTTGATCTATTAGGTAAAGCAGGCTGTCCAGACATAGACGGAATATACTACAGTGAAAGCAGTGATAAAAAAGACCTGTTTGCAAAGCCAAACACAGGTATGTTTAAGCGTAGTCAAAGCGATATACCTGAATTACAGTGGCGCAACGGATTTTATGTTGGCGATAAGATGACTGATCTTAAAGCGGCAATGAAGATAGGAGCGAGACCTGTATTAGTGCGAACCGGATATGGTGAACAAACCGAACAGGATTTGAATAAATATACGTACAAAAGCATTAAACAAAGGTCATACGTTTTTGACTCATTGCAAGATTTTGCAGAGAATTTATAGGAGATAGTAATGCCATTTGCAGTTAAGAAACCGCACCCACAGCATCCTAATGTTAAAGTCTGGCACTCATGGGATCCAGACGGTGATGGATACGAAGAAATTAGAAAGTTCCGCACTCAAGAAAGAGCGCAACAGTGGATAAACGAAAACCACCCAAACAAAAATTGTGAAATTGTTGAGATCGCATATGAAATTGGTCAAGATGACGATGAAATCGAAAGAAAAGATCAATTAGCAGAAGATGCAACTACGCCAAACGGTGTGCGCAGCTACCGTAATCAAGATAGAGAAGATTTAGTAGGTAAATTAACAACATTCACTATCGACGGTGAAATTGAAGACTAACCAGTCCTCACAAGAATATGAATACCGTATGGGGTTTGTACAGGCTCTTCCAGTAATTGGTCTTTAGGTGCAGCAAGCACACTAAAGTAGAGCTCGGGTACAACCCCATCATTTATATC